GGTTGTTTACTCGTTCAATACGGATAACATATGAACATCAAACATAATAAAGTCAAGAATACCGGCATCCTCTTTGAATTGCTGGTCAGAAAGATCGCCTCGGATGTCCTCGACGGGAAATCTGATAGTTTCGCAATCAGTCTCGTTCGGGAACATTTCCATCCCAAGTCTGAATTAGGGAAGGAACTTCAACTCTATCGTTCGTTCTTTAACGCACAACAACTATCAGAAACCAAGGCGTTCACCATGTTAGAATTGGTGTTGGAACGCCGGAAAGTACTGAATGAAAAGTTGTTGGCAACCCAAAAATTCAATCTGATCAAAGATATCAAGGAACACTGTGACCTTAAACAATTTATGGCGGGTCGTGTTCCTTCGTACAAAGTGTATGCCTCCGTATACAAACTGTTTGAAGCAGTTATGAAGGACGCCACTGATCCAGTGATGTTCATGCAATTATCCGAACTTGCTGATGCACGGTTTGTCATCGTAGAACATTTGAAGGGTGAACTGAAGGAAGAAAGTGTGATTAAGGAAAATTCCTACACCCAAGTCCTCAAGGAACAATCCGAAGAAATCCGTTATTTATCGTATAAGTTCCTGTTGGAAAGGTTCAACGAAAAATACAGTGTATTCAACGACAATCAAAAGCAACTCCTTCGTGAATATATTAATAATGGAACGGATGTGGAAACCTTCAAAAAGTATATTGGTCAAGAAGCCGATGGACTTATCAAGAACATTACCAAGAATATCAAGAAGGTCAAGAACGATGTGACTCGCATCAAAATCAACGAAGTGGTCACACAACTGAAGAACATCAAGACCAAACCTTCCATCAAAGACAATCATATTACCGCACTATTAATTGCTTATCAAATTTCTCACGAACTTTCTTCTTTGAGTTAATTTATGAATGCAGACCAAGAAAAACGCCTTCGTGAAGCTCTTAAAAAACACATTCGTAAGATGTTGGATGAAATTTCCACTACTGCAAATGTTGCAGGATACTTGACTCCACTTGCATTTGCTGGTGATAAACGTGATTCCAAAAAACGTATTCAAGGAATTGCAAAATCAATTGGATATACGCTCACGAAACGCGGTGAAGAAGATACGAAACCCGGCGACAAACTCAAAGAATTAAAGTCAAACTTCAAGACCTTGACAGAAAATTATTATCACGAATATAAGAAAGATGGTTCTGCTCTTCCTCACCAAAAAATCGGGAAGGCAATCTCCGAAATTAATAAGCAAATCAAGATGGTAGAACGGATGCTCCATTACAACAACCGATTAAAGAATGAATACGGGATCAGTAATGAAAAACTCTGGAAACGGACACAACACCAAATGACCAAACTGGAAGGCCGATTAATAGAAATGGCGCGTCGCCTTCGTGAAATGAGAAGCTAACATGTCAAGACTCCTCTGTGAATATACCGAGTTACAATATAATAAGGAACTGTTGACGGAAGCACTGGATGGTCACAAACCATTGGTACTTCGGGATGTCATCTTACAACGTGCTAACGCTAAAAATCAAAATGGTCGGGTCTATCCAAAAGAAATTTTGATGCGTGAAGCAAGAGTTTATAAAGACAACTTTGTGACACAACGCCGTGCATTGGGTGAACTAGACCATCCAGAATCTCCAGTAGTTAACTTAAAGAATGTTTGTTGTAATGTCACGGATTTGTGGACAGACGGGGATGATGTCAAGGGAAACATTGAAATCTTGACAACCCCGATGGGAAACATTGTTCGTGATTTGATCAGAAATAATATCAAAATTGGTGTTTCCTCCCGTGGCATGGGATCAGTCAAGCAAATTGGTGAAGGAACCGTAGAGGTATCGGACGACTTTTCTCTAATCTGTTTTGACATTGTATCCAATCCATCAACGATTGGTGCCTTCATTACGGAAAACACCACTCCAACTATTGTCACACCATATGACAATATAGACAAACTAATCTATGATTTCTTAAGCGAGGTTAAATAATATGTGGACTACTTTAGTAACCAAGATCAAACGTGGTATTGAATGGACAGGATTACATTATTTTGACGAACCGTACACGTATCGGACGATTGAATTGGACAATGCTCCGGTTCCATCAAAGGTGAAGACTTTTGAAGTTTCTCCTGTCAGTGTGACGGACGAAGACTTAACACCAACTAAAGTCAAGAAACCCCGTAAACCACGTACCAAAAAGGCAGCACCAAAGAAAACCAAAAAGAAGAGTTAATACGACCCATGCCCGCTAAATCACGTGCACAACAAAAGTTTTTTGCACTCGTACACGGATACCAAACGGGTAAGATTCCTGCAGACAAGGTGAGTAACCGAATCAAGCAGGTGGCAAAGAGTATTTCTCCCGAAGAATCACGCAAATACGCATCAACCAAGCATGCAGGATTGAAAAAGGAGATCCTTGATATTCTCCGTTCTCCTGCATTTGTTGAGGAAACACTCAGAGAAATTGTGTTGACTCAAACCCCTTCACATATTAAGGGGCAATTGGTTGATGTGTATACTGCGTCTATGTTGGTCACGGTCATGGATAAACTCAATGAAACCAACCGTACTGCTCTCTTACAACATCCCCTCAATGAAATGGTGGCAGTGGCATACAAAGTCCTGACAAAGTAATATGGGTAAAACACTGTTTATTAGCGACTTTGATGATACGTTAGCACAAACTGATTCCAAAGTATATCTGACACGAAATGGGGAACGTCACGAAATGACGCCGGCGGATTACGCTACGTATGAGGAACAACCGGGGGACGAGTTTGATTTTTCAGAATTTGATGAACTGATCAATCCTCGTCCAATCAAACGGTTTGTTCGTATTCTAAAAAAAGCAATAGAAAAAGGTGCGGCAGACAAGATTACGATATTGACCGCTCGGCGTCACACTCGTCCTGTGGCGCAATTTTTGAAAATGCACGGAATTGAATCGGGGGTCACCATTGCTGCATTAGGTGACGCAGACCCTCAAGCAAAAGCACGATATATTGAAAAGCACATTCAACAAGGATATGATCGTGTTGCGTTTATTGACGATTCTAAAAAGAACGTTGACGCAGTTAAACAACTAAAAGACAAATATCCTCAAGTTCGTATGGTGGTACATCACGCACAAGAACATGCAAAAGACGAAAAACCACCAGAACAAGTGGTATCTACACAAGACAAAGATCAATTAAGTGATTTGTTGGACACTACAACGATCAGAAATCCTGAAACGGGAAATGAAATTAAGTTACGATCTGCGTTGAACTATGGTAAAGATCATCCATTGCATCAAGCGGCGCTTCGTCAACTACAACAATTACGAAAGAAATAGTCTATGTCATCATGTACTTAAATGGTATTTGTTATGACATCCAAAAAACTAAAAACAGGTGATACGGGAAAAGAAGACGAATTAATTCAACGTATCTCTTCAAATAAGATGACCACAAAAGAGTTATTTTACCGACTCTTTATGACCAGAAATGATGATTTAGATTTACTACAATTCGCATTCTTACTTCTCATCATCTTTTTTATGGTATCGTTCTCAATGGTAGGCATGGGACGGTGGACGGTCACTAATGCAGCATGGACAATGTTTGGGTCAGTCTTCGCAACATTAGCCATCATGGGAGCACCGACTTGGATTGCACAACTCCTTGCGGAAACCCGAAAGAAAAAACATCATTCATATGGGATGGATGATGACGAACCATTAGATGAAATAGGTTAACCATGTACGTAAAAGTCAATGACGGGAAAGATGATTTACAAAAGGCTATACGACAATTTACTCGTATGGTCAAGAAGTCAGAAATTATGCAGGAACTCCGTAGACGGGAATATTTTTTGAAACCGTCCAAGAAACGTCAGTTTAAACGGGAAGAAGCGTTAAAACGACGAAAACGGGAAGAAAAACGAGTGGCTCGTCAAAATCGGTACGAAGAATGATTTTTTAACGAACAAGTATATATTTATAATAGTGAAACACTAATTACCAAATATTAGTGTTTAAAAAAATTATATCTTATAGCAGATCTTAATGTCTGCTTCTAATCCTAGAGGAGTATTACATTATGGCACAAATTACCAACAAACTTCTTAAGCAAGCTATCGCAGACGCAGAAGCCGTTCGTGAAACGGCAGTTGCCAATGCCAAGCTCGTTTTGGAAGAAGCAATCACCCCACAAATCAAGGATATGATTGCTCGTCGTCTTCGTGTGGAAGCTGAAATGGCACACGACGAAGAAGAAAAGGAAGACAAGAAGGAAACTGAAATGAAGACTGAAACCACCAAGGAAGTTCCACACGAAGACGGTGAAGCAGTTGGTGGCAAGGACTTCCCAGCTGATACTTCAGCCGTTGGCACTGGTGACAACAAGGAACCATCCGATGATGCATTTGACGCATCAGGAATTGGTGACGGTGGTGAAAATAAGGAAGACAGTCACACCGATTGGTATGACGATTGGTCAGAATCCGACTTTGACCTTAACGAAATCATTGCCGAATTAGAAGCAGACATTGCTGCTCTTTCTGAAGGTGAAGAAGAAAAGGAAGAGGAAGAAGAAGGTGAAGAAGAAGAAGTTGAAGAAGGTTGGAAGAAGAAGATGGAAACTTCTCACGACTCTGAAGCTTCTGACGTTCAAGCGTTCAGTAAAGCACCTATGATTGCAAAAGAAGAAGAAGGTGAGGAAAAAGAATCCGCAGCTAAGGGTGGTATGGAAAAGACCGCTCACATGGAAAAAGATATGGAAAAGAAGGGTGACGAAGAAGAAGAAATCAGTCTTGAAGCGATTCTTGCAGAACTTGAAGCCGACGATGCAGAAGAAAAAGAATCTTCTGATAAGAAAGAAATGGCTGCTAAACTTGCACACATCAAGAATGAATTGGCACAATATCGTCAAGCGGTAAATACTCTTCGCGAGCGTTTACAAGAAGTCAATCTTCTTAACGCAAAGTTATTGTTCACCAATAAACTCTTCAAGAAGGAAGGGCTCAATAATGACCAAAAGATTCGTATTGTGGAATCCTTTGATCGAGCAACCAACGTTCGTGAAGTCAAGCTTGTCTACGCAGCATTGGTTGAAAACCTCGCTGTCGCAGCCAAGACATTCAACGCATCACGCAAGAAGGTAGTGGCTGAAGGATTTGCGTCAAAGGCAACTCCAACAACCGCACCAAAGTCCGAAGTCATCGTGGAAAACACCGTGGCTAAGAGACTCCAACAACTCGCAGGCATTATCTAACTTTTAGGAGATTATAACATATGTCAGATGTAGCAAATTTCATTAACGAAGCAGGTTCAGCTCACCAAGTCATCATTGAAAAGACTCGTAAGCTTGCCGGCAAGTGGGAAGATTCAGGTCTTCTCGAAGGTTTGAAGGGATATGATAAGCAAGGTATGGCCGTCCTCCTTGAAAACCAAGCATCACAACTTTTGTCAGAAAACAGTAAGACCAACGCAGCAGGCACTTCAGGTGAAAACTGGGCAGGTGTTGCACTTCCATTGGTTCGTAAGGTCTTTGGTTCAATTGCAGCCAAGAACTTCGTTTCAGTTCAACCAATGAACCTTCCAGCAGGACTTGTGTTCTATATGGACTTCAAGTATGGTACAACAAACGGTGGCCAAACTTCAGGTACCTCATTGTACGGCAACAGTCTTTCATCAACCTACACCACCAGTACATTTGGTAACACAACCGAAGGTGGTTTGTATGGTGCAGGTCGCTTTGGTTACTCAATCAACGATGCAAGTTTGACCGGTTTGTCAGCTGCGTCAAGTTCAGTATCATTTGCTGACGTAAATTACAATCAAGAGTTTATTGCAACTGGTTCGTTGAGTAAGTATACCGTAGCAACTTCAAGTTTGAAGACCGAAAATGCAGATTTCCTTGCACTTCGTGCCTTCGTTCCATCAGGATCAGGCATTGATTTCGGTGCTAAGCTTCTTCCTGAATTCACCAAGATTGATGGTGCTAACGTAGTTTTCATCGTCAACACTAACGCAACTGGTACAATGGCAAGTGTCGCTTTCACCAAGCAACCAACCGATACTACCCGTGGTGACTTTGAAGATCGTGATGGATCAACCGATCTTGCAATTCCACAAATTGACCTTGAACTACGTTCAGAAACGATTGTCGCCAAGACTCGTAAGTTGAAGGCAGTTTGGTCACCAGAACTTGCACAAGACTTGAACGCATACCACTCAATCGACGCAGAAGCCGAATTGACCAGTATGTTGTCAGACTATGTTGCAACTGAAATTGACCTTGAAATTCTTGACATGTTGATCAATGCAGCTCCTTCAATCAACACTGAATATTGGTCAGCTCAAATCGGCACTGTGTGGAACGGCACTTCATTTGCTGCTTCTTCATACACCGGTACTGCATGGACAAACATGACCTGGTTCCAAACCCTCGGTCAGAAGATGCAAAAGGTCAGTAACAAGATTCACCAAGCAACCATGCGTGGTGGTGCAAACTTCGCAGTTGTTTCACCAACTGTCGCAACCATCCTTGAAACCATTCCTGGTTTCCAAGCTGGTACTGATGGTGACAAGATGGAATTTGCAGCCGGTGTAACCAAGATTGGTTCATTCCAAAACCGTTTCACTGTCTACAAGAACCCATACATGAAGGAAAATATCGTCCTCATGGGCTTCCGTGGTTCACAATTCCTCGAAACCGGCGCAGTGTACGCTCCGTACATTCCGTTGATCATGACGCCTCTTGTCTATGATCCAAACAACTTCACTCCACGCCGGGGTGTGATGACCCGTTACGCCAAGAAAATAGTCAGACCCGAATTTTTTGGCAAGATCTACATCGACAGTCTCAACCTCGTCTAATAGATCACGTAACAAAAATAAATTGGGGTGGCGAAAGTCACCCCTTTTTATTTACACGTTTCACCATAGAACTCTCTATTTATAGAAAAGGAGAATTCTATGGAACATATAATCTATAAATTAACATCACCAACTGGAAAGGTTTATATTGGAAGAACGGTAAATTTTAATGATCGTATGGCGCAACATAAACACAGTGCATTAGTTAAAAACAGTAATAACTCTTTGTATAAAGCAGTCAGAAAGTATGGGTGGGATAACTTTACTAAAGAAGTAATAGCAAATACCGACACCAAAGAAAGTGCACAGTTGTTGGAAGAAGCATTAATCAAACAATTTGATTCTGTTAAAAGTGGTTACAACGACACTTATGTAGGAGGTGGGGGTAATCAATTTGAAAATCAACCAGACAAGTTAAAAAAATTCCGTAAAAAAATGTCGAGAATAACGGTTGGTGACAAAAATGGTATGTACGGTAAAAAACAAAGTGAAGATGCCAAACAAAAACAACGTGAAAAGGCAAAAGGAAGATTTACATTACAATGGTATATTGCCCGTCATGGACAAGCAGAAGGTGAAATACTATATAAACAACGTTCAGAACGACTTAGTAAGAGGAAGTTTGTACGCAATGAAAAAGGAACATTTGTTTCTACATCATAAGTAAAATAAATAACGATTATCCCTCCATCCACCGATATTTATATGTGTCAACTCTTTGGGGAACATTATGCAGAATCGTGAACCAATCATTTTTGAAGAAATATCTGTTAATCCATACGGATTGACTCCGTTCGGATTTTATGATAATGATGTGGAATTCCAATCCGAAGCACCTAATGTAGCTACATTTGTTGCTCGACGTTTAGGATTTCCTGTTGTTGATGTAGAATTAACTCATAAACAAATTTATGCGTGCCTTGAAGAGGCAATTACGACCTATAGTAATCAAGTCAATCAGTTCAATGCACGGGAACATATGCTTTCTCTTCAAGGCATGAGTACAAATATTAACGTCACTCAACGAAATATCGTATCTACTCCACTTCCTCAACTTGTCAAAATTTCCGCTCAATATGGTACGGAAGCAGGTAGTGGGGGAAACGTCACAGTAAAAAAAGGATATGTTAGTGCATCAATCGGCAAACAAACTTATGACTTAAAAACACTTTGGGCAGATGTAAGTGAAAGTGGTAAAGCAATTGAAATTCGTCGTATCTATCACGAAATGCCACCAGCCATCGCACGTTACTATGACCCGTTTGCAACTACGGGGCTTGGATTGACCAATTTGATGAGTGAGTTTGGATTTGACGGATATTCACCGCCGGTGACGTTCGTGATGATGCCGGCATATGAAGATTTACTCCGTATTCAAGCAATTGAAATCAACGACATGATTCGCAAAAGTCAGTACAGTTTTACTGTCTCAAACAACGTTGTACGATTTTCACCAATTTTTACACGTGATACTGTTATTTATTTTGACTATTTAGTAGTTGATGATAAAAGTGGTGGTGCCAGTGGTTCAAATACATTACAATCGGGTAGTGAAAATAGTGTGGTATCTGATTTTTCCAATATTCCGTATGATAACATCCAATACAAAAATATCAATGGCATGGGACGCCTTTGGATCTATCGGTACTGTCTCGCACTTGCAAAGGAATTACTAGGAATTATCCGTTCCAAATATCAGGAAATCCCTATTCCCGATGCGTCCATTCGTCTTGACGGCGAACAACTCCGTCGAGAAGGAGAAAAAGAGAAAGAAGATTTAATCAAGGAAATTCGGGAAACACTCGAACAAACTGGATATAAGGCACAACTGGAAAAGCAAATGGAAAATGCAGATGCAATGAACAAGATTTTCTCAAAGGTTCCTCTTCCCATTTATATCATGTAATCTATGCCACGATTCGTCACTGATAGAGATTTTCGTTTTTTTCAACACATCAATCGTGAAATAGTTGTTGATGTGGTAGATGTGGAAGTGATTTTATATAAGATCATTCCCGATATTGTAAGCGTCAATATTTACGGAGAATCTACTGAAAAGACTCGGTATCGTGGTATTAGTGTGAACGCACTTGTCAAATACTCAAAGAACAGTCCAGAAACCGAACAAGGATTTGGATATGATACTATACAACAAGATGTAGAATTTCGGTTGGTACGCAAATTACTTGAGGATGTTAATGTCTACCCCGAAGTGGGTGATATAATCAAATACAACGAAAATTATTATGAAATTCATAATATCACAGAGGCACAGTTGATTGCAAGTCGTCCTGAGTTCAGTCACAATGTCATCTGTCAAACACACTTGACTCGTCGTAGTGGTATCAATCTTGAGGAAACACATATATGACCTCACCTACGTTTAATCGTAATAACGTGACATTACCCCAAAGATACAATCGTGGCGATGATAACAAATATGTTTCCGGTGTTACACAACCAGTTGCGGTGAGTTTGTACACCGTAGATAATGCTATTTTAAAATATCTACAAAGTAAAATTGCACCAGTAGTTACTCAAGATGGAAAACAGATCAAAGTACCGATTATCTACGGAAATCCTGAACGGTGGAAGAGTGTACAGAAGGATGGGGCTATTCGTGACAAAAATGGTAAGTTGATTCTACCAATCATGATGATTCGCCGAACAGGAATGAAAAAGAATAGCATCAACAACCCTACCAACAAATACCAACGGTATACATATAAATCTGGCTGGAACGCTAGGAATGTATACGACCGATTTACTGTCTTAAATGGTATTACTCCGAGTCAAATTTATCATTCCAGTATGGTACCTGATTTTTATGACATCACGTATGATGCCATGATTTGGACGGAATACATGGAACAAATGAACAAATTGGTGGAAAATATTTCATTTGAAAGCAACGAATATTGGGGGGAAGACAACAACTATAAGTTTATATCCCGAATTGACAGTTTTGAACAGACCACCGACCTCCCGAACAATAATGATCGTATAGTACGGAGTAAGTTTAGTATTGAGGTCAAAGCTTACATTCTTCCTGAAACTGCACTTAATCGGGACGGGAATCGAGGCATGACAACCAAACTTGAATACAGTCCGAAAAAAGTTGTTTTTAACACCGAATTAGTGACTAATTTGCGGTAGTCATGTTTCAAAAAAACGATTGATATTTATTATAGGATAATAGATGTTTCGGTCATGTTTTATATATTTATGATATGTATAGGATTTTAACAAAGGATATGTTATGAAAAAAGTTACGGAACAAGAACTTACACAAATTCAAGAATTACGTAATGCCTTACTAAGTATCATTTCTTCAGTGGGCGAACTACATCTCAACAAAGTATTGATGCAGAAACAATTAAAAGAAGTAGAATCTGCAATCACACAACAAGAAGAAAAATTTACGGAATTCCAACAACAAGAAAAGGTTATATTTGATCAACTGCAACAAAAATATGGTACCGGTAACATTAACATGGATACTGGGGAAATAACAGAATAATATAACCCATTTGGAGAATTCGTATGGCAGAAAGAATCGTGTCACCAGGCGTTTTCACTAGAGAACGTGACTTGAGTTTCTTGACTCAAGGCATTAGTGAAATCGGCGGTGCGTTTATTGGGCCCACACCAAAAGGCCCGGCGTTTATCCCAACAATCGTTCGTGGGCAACAAGAATACGTCACCCGCTTTGGTGAAGCCGATGCGAATCACTATACTGGGTTGACTGTTAAGAACTATCTTCGTGAATCAGGTGTTGCAACTGTTGTACGTGTACTTGGACTTGAGGGATATACCAGTGCAACTCCAGCTGTAATTTACGCTTCGGGTTCAACAGGTAAGAAGGTATTTGCAGTACTTCATCCAAGTAGTACAGGAAATAGTTTAGATTCAATCACCGTTGCTGGTACTACCAGTAGCTTTAGTCTTGTAGTATCTTCTTCTGGAGGCACCGACATCAGTGCAAGTGGATTTAGTACCAGTGAAGATTCTTCTGGATACGTTGGTGACTACTTCGGATACTCACCAGTCACTACCAAAAATTCATATGTATATGCAATTTTCCCACAAGCAGCTACTGCAGCAGCAGTTGGTAGCGATATATTTCTTACCGCAGAAACTTCAAGTACAATTTTGAATTTCTCTGGATCAACCAACGGCGTATATTCAAATGCGTATACACCTTACATTCAATCACAAACTGTTGGTGGATCTAAAGTGGATCTGTTCAAATTGTATACTTTGAGTGATGGTACATTTGCCAACAAGGAAATCAAGGTATCGTTCTTAAACATGAAGGCAAGTGATGACGCCGATTATGATTATGGTACATTCTCCATGATCATTCGTCGGTACGATGATACGGATGCTCGTCCAGAAATTTTGGAACAATATGATAATCTAAACCTTGATCCAGATAGTCCAAACTATATTGCACGGGTTATCGGTAATAGTATTCCAACCGAAGACACTGTAACTGGCGAAATGTACTATCAGGGGGACTTCCCAAATAACTCACAATATGTGTATGTAGTTATGTCAGATGGAGTAATTCCAAAGACCGCACTTCCATTTGGTTTCAATCCATATATGTCACCAATCAACGTAGCAAGTGATGCAAATATGGTATCTGCCTCATATGTAACTACACGTTGGTTTGATGGAACCACACCTGGATATAGCACTTCTGCTATTGACAAAAAGTACTACTATGGATGGGACTTCAAAACTACTGCAACATCTAACGCACCATATCTTGCTCCAATTCCATTGGGTGGAGATACCTTTGATGTCGGCAGTGCATTCAATCTTGAAAGTATCGTAGACGTACCAAACGGTGCTTCGGCAAAGGCAATTTCATTGAGCGATGCGGACTCATTCAGTTATCGTAAGTTCTCCGTTGGATTCCAAGGTGGGTTTGACGGATTGAATCCCGCACGTGATATCAAGTTAGGTGGTGACATTGTTGCAACCAACTCACAAGGGTTTGATCTTTCTACATCAACGTCTGCTGGGTCAAAAGCATACAAGAAAGCATTGAACGCACTTAGTAATGCAGATCAATTTGATTTCAATCTTCTAGTACTTCCTGGTGTGATCTATCAATATCACTCGTATGTTGCAGACACTGCATTAACACTCTGCGAAGATCGTGGTGACGCATTCTACATCATGGATACCGTTGGCTTGAACGCAACTCTTGCAACAGCAACTAGTACTGCGGGAACTATTGACAGTAACTACGCAGCAACGTACTATCCTTGGTTGAGAGTCATTGATACCAACACCAATAAGTTGTTGTGGGTTCCGCCGTCTGTCATTCTTCCTGAAATCTATGCTTACAACGACAACGTTGCTGCAGAATGGTTTGCACCAGCAGGGTTGAATCGTGGTGGTATCGCAAGTGCAGTGGGTGTCAAGGTTCGTCTTCCACAAGCAAGTCGGGATACTTTGTATGAAGGTCGAGTGAACCCAATCGCACAATTCCCGGGTCAAGGAATTTGCATCTGGGGTCAAAAGACCCTTCAACGCCGTCCATCGGCACTTGATCGTGTCAATGTTCGTCGTCTCCTCATCGCAGTGAAGAAGTACATCGCAAGTGTTTCACGTTACCTCGTCTTTGAACAAAATGTGGAAGCAACACGTAATCGTTTCCTCAACATTGTCAATCCATATTTGGCAAGTGTTCAAGAACGGTCAGGTTTGTATGCATTCCGTGTCGTCATGGATGAAACAAACAACACGCCGGATATCATTGATCGGAACATCTTATACGGTCAATTGTATCTCCAACCAACGAAGACCGCTGAATTCATTATTCTTGACTTCAATGTGCTTCCAACGGGTGCAACGTTCCCAACGGCGTAATATAACACGTGGAGGGGGTAATTCCCCCTCCACAAA